TGGAGATCTACTAAACATAGATCTAAATTTCGACATACTAACGAGTTGGAGCTAATCCATGGCACAAGACACCACAGCAGAGAATTTGGCGTTTTTAATCAAGATCGGTCAGATTAAAGATCCAAAGCCAGCAGCACAAGACACAACCAAAGACAAGGAATAACAATGGCCATATTTCTACAAAATAATGTTGGCGTAAAAATCAATAGCGTCGACTTGAGTGATCATATAACCAGCGTGACTTTAACGCAGAATTTTGACGAGCTTGAGGTAACCGCACTTGGTGACTCAGCACACAAATTTGTAAAGGGTCTAGAAGCATCAACACTTACATTGAATTTCTTAAACGACTTTGCAGCGGCAAGCGTTCAAGCAACTCTTCAATCAGCTTACGGAACTACTGTTACAGCTGTATTGCTACCAGTAAAGGGAACCGCTGTATCAGCGACAAATCCTCTTTATACTGTTAGCCTATTGATCAACAACTTGACACCATTGAATGGCGCAGTTGGAGACATTTCAAACTCCAGCATGACCTTCACATGTAACTCAACAGTTGTTCAAACAACATCAGGTTCATTCTAAGGAGATAAGTTCAAATGGCTAAACTTCGTATCACAAGGGCTACTGGCGAGGTGTCGGATCATCCGATAACACCAGCGATCGAGATGGCCTTCGAATTACATTTTAAAGCAGGAATCCATAAAACTTTCCGTGAGCAGGAAAAGCAATCCGATATTTATTGGTTAGCTTGGGAATGCTTACGGAGAGCAGGTGTCACAGTTCCAACATTTGGCCTTGAGTTCGTTGAAACTCTTACAAAGGTCGAAGTATTGGATGATGACGCAAATTTTTAGATAGGGGATCAATAACCTATACGATTGCCGCTTTGGCAGTTGAAACGGGTATTGCCCCTCAGTATTTAATAGATTTGGATCAAGAAACCTATAAGGCAATTCTCCAATATCTAAAAGATAGAGGCGAGGAGTATAGGCGTGCCAGTAGAGGTAAAAGGTCTCGTTGAGACTAAAAAGGCAATGCGCCAATTTACGCCTGATCTCCTTAAAGAAATGAATGACGAAATTAAAAAGGTCATGACAACTGTTCGAGATGATGCTCGAAATTATGTTCCCTTTGAAGTTTTATCGGGATGGACTCATACAAGAGGTTCATGGGGCAATCGAGCATGGAGTACGGCAGAAGTTAAAAAAGGTATTGTTTATAGCCAAGGCCGATCAGAAGCTAATCAAAATGGTTTTAGATCTTATTATCGAGTAATAAATAAAACCGCTGCGGGTGCCATTTTTGAAACTGCTGGTCGTAAAAATCCTCAAGGTCAACCATGGGCTGGCAACAAAAAACCAGGTAATAAAAAATATAGTCATTCAATTAACCCCAACGCGGGTCGTCAATTCATTAATTCACTACAGGGACAGTTAGTCGGATCCGACAAAGATCGTGGTCGTTTGGTTTACAGAGCATGGGCAGAAGATAATGCCAGGGTGATACCAGCCGGAATTGCAGCTATTAATAAAGCCAGAACTAAATTTAACAAGAGAGCGCAGCCTAAATAATGGCACAAAAAGAAAATATTTTCGTAGCCTTAACATCTCAATATGATGGTAAGGCGTTTGCCAAAGCAAACAAGGACATGAACAGTTTAACAAAACTGACCAAGACTTTGGGTAAAGGTCTTGCTTCCATTTACGCTGGATCTAAAATTATTGATTTTGGCAAGTCTTCTGTTGCCGCTTTTAACGCTTCTGAAAAGAGTGCCAAGGCATTAAATACAACTCTTAAAAACACCGGTTCTTTATTGGCTTTTCCAGATGCAATGTCTAACATTAAGGCTTTATCTCAAGCCACAGGCGTTGCTGATACAGATCTGACAAATGCTTTTACCACCCTTTATTCTTCAACGGGCGATGCAGTTCGAGCACAAAAAGACCTTGCTACAGCTGTTGATGTATCTAAGGGAACTGGCAATGATTTAATCACAGTTGTAGATGCGATGAGTGCTGGATACCGAGGTAACACAAAAGCACTTGCCAATCTAAATGCTGGTCTTGATGCAGCCACTTTGGCAACCAAGGACATGGATAAGATCACCCAGCAATTAGCAACTTTACAAGCTGGTCAAGCCGCTGCTTATGCCGAAACATATGCCGGAAAATTAGATCGTATTAAAGTGGCAACCGATGATCTAAAAGTATCGGTCGGTCAAGGATTAGTTGGCGCATTGCAAGCCCTGTCTGGAAGTAAGAGCATCGATGACCTAACTAATGGCATGCACACATTCGGTTTATATCTAGAAGCTGTAATTATCAGATTTGGCGAATTGGCTCGAGACATCATTGATTCACCTCTTGGTAAATTCTTAGCCGCAGCAATCAACGGATTTAGTTTGATGCTTGGCGTGGAAGACAAGGCCATGGAACTTCAGAATGAAATCTGGAGACAAAATACCAAAGCCCTTGAACAATATTATGCTCAAAAAGCAGAACAAGACAAAATCAATGCTGAATATAGAAAACGACTTAAGTTATTAGATGCTGAAAAGGCTAAACAACTTGCTCTTAAAAAAGCCCATGCAATGTTTGACATTAATCAAATTGAAATTATTGCGGCTTTACAAAACCAGGTCAGCGATGAGGAAAAATTACGCCTTCAACTGCAACTAGCTTTGCTTCAGGACAATGCAACCGAAGCTGAGAAATTGGCTAAACAACTTGCCATCAGTCAATTACAAACAACCAACCTTGCCCAAGCCATTGCCAATATTCCACCTGCCTTAAACCCATTTAAGGGTTGGGGATCAGAAATAGATAATCTGTTGGCAAAAATGATTGAAATGTATAAACTTCTTAATCAGCCAATAAATGTCTCTGCTACTGCAAGCACAACAACTACCACGACTCCATCCAGTGGATACCAAGGTTTATTTGATTTAGCCGATCAACAGAAAATTGCTGAAGCACAAAGAAATCGATTAAATCAAGAAATGTCAAATCCAGAGTCAGGTATTCAAGGTGGTATTTTGCCTTATAACACTGCCACTTACAATATAAATATCGATGCAACCAACATGGTTGATCCATCAAACATGACTACTGTGGTTCAAAATGCTTTGCTTCTAATTAACAGAAATGGATTATCTCAAGTACCAGCCGGCCAAGGATTTTAATGGCTATCCCATCCATACAAGCTGTAATTAACTTCTCCACAGGAGCATCCTTTGGTCAAGCATTTATTATCGGTACGGGTATTTTCGGCACAAACATTCTTGCTGATTCAACCTCTTTGGTTGTGGATGTATCTGATCAAGTAGATTCAATTCAAACCCAGCGTGGTCGTAATGCCATAGCCGATCAATTCCAGACCGGCACTTTGTCCATGCGTATTGTGGATCAAAATGGTGATTTTAACCCGCAAAATACATCATCGCCTTATTACGGCTATTTAACTCCAATGCGTAAAGTTCAAATCTCAGCAACCTATCAAGGCAAGTCATATCCGATCTTTGCTGGCTTTATTACAGGCTACAACACCACAACTCCTAAATATGTGGGTGATGTGGTTTATACAACCATTACAGCTGTGGATGGTATGAGATTGCTTCAAAACGCTTTAGTTACAACTATTACTGGGGCGGCCACTGGCGATAATTCCGGTATTCGAATCAATCAAATCTTAAATACTATTGGTTGGCCTTCAGCCATGAGGTCTATACAAACCGGTAATACAACAGTTCAAAATGACCCAAGTACGACTCGATCTGCTTTAGCAGCTGCTCAAACAGTTCAAATAACCGAATATGGTGCTTTTTATATTGATGCTTCTGGAATTGTTACATTTAAGAATCGTAATTATTGCACTGCCTCACCGGCTACAACACCAACATATTTTAATGACAACGGCACACAGATTCCGTATTTCAATGCTCAATGGTTATTAGATGATCAGCAAATTGTTAATCAAGCCAGCATTACAGCTACTGGATTGACCACCCAAACCGCTGTTAGTACAGCATCGGTCAATAAATACTTTGCTCACTCATATGCTCAAACTGACCTTTTAATGCAGACGACAGCAGAAGCGGCGAATTACGCTCTTGCTTATGTGGCCAGCCGTGCCGAGACGACTATTCGATGCGATGCGATTACTTTGGATCTTTACTATCCAAACGATGATGGAATTAAAGCAGCTTTGGGATTGGACTATTTTAGCCCAGTTACGATTACGACTACCCAACCCAATGTGGTAGGCACTTCAACCATTACCAAGAATCTTCAAGTTTTCGGGGTTATGCACAAAATTACAACAAATTCTTGGAAAACGACACTCAGCACCCTTGAGCCTATAATTGATGGATTTATAATAGGATCCAGTTTGTATGGCGTCTTGGGAACCAATACACTAAGCTACTAAGGAGTAACAAATGGCATCAGGATTTCCAGCGGCAACCGGCGATGTAATGACGGCTGCAATGTTTAACGGGTTGGTGACTTTCACAGTCAACACCCAGTCAGGTGCTACTTACACAGTAGCCAATACAGACATTTATCAAGTTTTAGTAAACACATCAAATGCTTCAACCAAGACAGTCACCATTGCTCCAGACTCAACATTGACTTCAGCTGCTGTCGGATCAGCAATTACTTTCCTAAATACAGGCGCAGGGTTATTAACTTTCGCTGCTGGTTCAGGTGTAACAATTCAATCAGCAGGTACAGCACCAACAGCACCAACTTTGGCACAATACAAGTCATGCGTTGCAATTCGTACTGCCGCTAATACATGGGTTATTGCAGGAGCAATCGGTTAATGATTGGAAATATAGCTTCTAGTTTATATGGCGCACCTTTACCACCAATTTTTACTTTAGATTATTTAGTAGTTGCCGGCGGTGCCGGTGGTGGTTATGGTGATGGTGGTTATGTTGGTGGTGGTGGTGGTGCTGGTGGTATGCGCTGCACAGTAACTGCAACAGGTGGCGGGGGAAGTTTAGAAACTCCTTTGACGCTAACAAAAAACACTGCTTACAGTATTCAAATTGGAGCCGGTGGTGCCAAAGGAAATTTAAGTAATGGAACTGACGGCGGTAATTCTGTTTTTGCTTCTATTACTTCTGCTGGTGGCGGTGGCGGTGGTTTAGGCCAACCAAGTACAGCTAATAATGGAAATTCAGGTGGATCTGGCGGTGGCGGTGGCGGTAAAAATGCTTCTGGACAAACTAGCGGTGGTGCTAATTCTCCTGCTGGTCAAGGTTACGCAGGTGGTAATGGTAATAATAGAAATGGCGTGAGTTCTTACTTAAATGCCGGCGGTGGTGGCGGTGCTGGTGCGGGTGGAACAAATGGCGGCAACAGTCAATTAGGAAATGGTGGCATTGGAATAGCTACATCTATCACTGGTTCTTCTATTACTTATGCAGGTGGCGGTGGCGGTGGTTCCTTTAATTTGGGAGTTTCATCAGGCGGATCAGGAGTTGGTGGAGTTGGTGCTAATGCAGCAGGTGGCGGTGGCGGATCTTCTGTTGCAGGTAATGGAGTTACCAATAAAGGCGGTGGCGGTGGCGGTGGAGCCAATGTTGCAGGCGATTGCGGTAATGGCGGTTCAGGAATTATTGTACTTAAATATCCGGATACTCTAACTGCAACTTTTAGTGGTGGAGTTACACAATCAACGACTTCTAGCGGTGGTTACAAAATATCAAGCGTTACAGCCGCTGGGGTATCAGATACAGTTAGTTGGGCATAATGGCACATTACGCATACTTAGATGAAAATAACATTGTCGTTGCAGTAATAGTTGGTAAAGATGAGACTGAACTTATAAATGGTTTAGATCCTGAAATTTACTATGCACAAGGCACTGACTATAAAGTTAAAAGAACTTCATACAATGGCAAAATTCGTTACAACTTTGCAGGAATTGGCTTTACTTACGATGATTTAGCAGATGCGTTTATTGCTTCAAAACCTGAGTGTAATCATATAGAACTAAAGTTAAATGAAAAATATCAATGGGAATGCAATAACCCGGAACATGAGGAAAAAAAAGATGCCTAAAACATCACAGGTTTCAGTAACAACTACCCCGACTCTTTTAGTAACCGCTAATAGAGCTGATCAATCAGTTTATTTGCATTCATCCAGTGGAGTTATTTATTTAGGCAATTCTGATGTAACAACATCAACTGGTTATCGAATGGACAATGGCGATAAATTAACAATGCAACTATCTGATAATGAATCACTTTATGGAATTGTTTCATCAGGCACGGCAACTATGATGGTAATGGCAACAGTAAATTGAAACCTTGGTTATCAAAAGCGGCTGTTCAAATGAGGGAACAAGTAGATGATTGGTTTCCCGACCGGGATAGAAAGTCTGATGGCTGGTTGGGGGATGCTCGTCATTCCGCAGGGGTGTCAGATCACAATCCAGACTGGACATCAGGAGTGGTCAGAGCCATTGATATTGATGCTGATCTTTCACAACAAAAAGGATTATCAGTGTATCTTGCTGACCAGATCCGCCTCGCCGGAAAAACTGATCGGCGTATATCTTATGTAATTCATATGGGCAAAATTGCCTCACCTAAAAAGGGTTGGGAGTGGCGACCATATGTTGGTATTAATGCACACAATCATCACATACATGTCAGCTTTACTGACAAGGGCGATCAAGATAATACATTCTTTCAAATACCTTTGATCGGGGGAAAAATATGAACAAGAAATGGACAGCAGCTCTTAACTCATATGCAAGAGCATTATTTGTAGC